TCTGTTTAGAGTCGCCCAAGCCATCCAATCTTCGTAGTCCACTCTCAATTCAATGTGTACAAATCTGTTGGCCAGTGGTGCTGGCATTCTGTAAGTAACACCTTTGTCAGCATCTCTGTTACCGGCTGCCACAATTGCAACACCCTTTGGTAGATAATATTGTCCCACTCTGCGATTTAGGATCAATTGATAAGCTGCTGCCTGCACAGCAGGAGCCGCCGAGTTCAATTCATCTAGGAATATGATTGCTGTGGATTTAGGATCTGTGGGTAATTCTGCCGGAGGAGCCCAAACCATGTTGTTTTCTTTGGAATTGTAATAGGGAATACCTTTGATATCTGTGGGTTCCCATAATGGCAATCGTATATCAATCACTGATCTTTTTTGTTCTTCTGCAACCTGTTTAACGATATCGGATTTACCGATACCAGGTGCACCCCACATCATTAGTGGTCTTTGTAATTGTAGACAATGTGCTAATGCTGCCTTTGCTTCATTTGGAGTTACGGTTCTATTTTGAGAGCCGACCGCTGTGCCCTTTTCTTTTTTGCTCACCATTTTAAGACCTCTCTTAAAGTTTGTTATAGTATCATTATAACATAAAACGATATAAGGTCAACTGGGTATAACCCACTGATTTTACTGACTTTTTTGCTCGTCCAGTTTGCTCATTGCACGAGCTAGGCCGTATTTGGTGACATCTCCGGCAAACATCATCAATTGCAGAGCCATTCTCTCCATGGTCACAGTGATCTGTTTCTTATCCACATAATATGGACAATCTACAAATTCGTCCAGCCATAGGAAAGTCTGCGGTGTGAAAATGATCTTGTCTGGAAATTTAATCGTATAGATTTTGATTTCTAATCGTTTTACGATATCCAATCCTGATTTGGTCAATCGCAGTGATCTAGCTTGATAGCTCTCTCTCACATTCTGCCACCAAGTGTAATAGCAGATTTTGAGTGTCTCCTCATGATCAGGCTGATTCAACAGTTGCATGAAGGTGCGAGTATAGGCGGTCTTGACGTCCATACTGTTAATTATCTTTTGAATTTATCGCCGGTCTTTAATAGGTACACACCAAACTTGTCAGTCTTGTGCATGGTGTTGAGTTTTTTAGCTAGGTTTTCTGCGTGTCCTGGATTGGAAAAAGAAACTTTCTTGTATTTGGGACCTGGGTAATTGCTGACCAAACTGGAACTTTTTAGGTTGATTGGTTTACCATCGTAAAATACCGCCCAAATTCCTTCCGCAGCTAGAACTTCTTCTTGCTTGTAGGTCTCTTTGTTGCTGATTGTTAACAGCACTGTGGGCTTTGGTCTTGACATAATCTATCATAGTATTTACCAATTTTTACCAGATAGATTATTTGCTGAATTTACCGCCGTCCATTTCGATGTTGATCGTTTGCGCCTGTTGTGCTGTTTTTAACGCCTCGATCATTTCTTCCTGCACAGACACTATTCTTGTCATGGTTTGGCTCAAACTAGATGCCAAACGATCGGCGTCTTGCATGGTCAAAATAACAGTTTTTTCCTGCTTGTTTTTAGCAGTACGTACTCTGGCTATGAAATCTTCAATTGGCTGTGTTTGCAGTTTGTTCTTTGATTGCGTCATTTAATACCTGTTGCATTTCTATTTTAGTTTTGATAGGCCCTTTGTAGGCATATCGCTGTAGTGTAATTACCTTGGGACAGTAGGCTTTCCTCCAACCTTTGGGGAAGTCTATAATGTAATATCCTGCACAAAATAAGCTTCGGCTTTTGGGTGTTTTGGTGTAGATAGGCAGTTGTTTCTGTACATCAAACATGGCATTATAAGGCTGTTGTGAGCAGGGATATCCATGTACTTGCCACTCGGTTTCAATGTCTTGCAGTGTATTTTCTGGCACAGTAATATCTGTGGCAAATATACCCGATCCAAATCTTGCGTACAGGCTTTCTGGTGTGGGATATTCTTGTCTCTGATCTTTCTTGCCCAAAAATATCCAACCATTATCATCTTTCTTCTGTAGTGTGCCTAATTTTTGGCCATTCTCTTCAATGATCCAAAATTTATCTTTTACTAATATTTTTGCTCGCATGGTCATACTAATCTCGCATTAAATGGTTCTACATACAATTGTGCCTGTTCTGTGATTTTCTGTAGATCATATTTGGCACAAAATTTCATAAATCTTATTCCCACTTGTGATATCTGTTTATTTTCTGCTTTGGCTTGATCAATTGTTTGATCTAGCTCCTGTATTATAACTTCTGGTTGTGCATGCAAGTCAACTAATAATCTATTACGCTCATAATCATCTATGACCCTGTGTTCTAAACCATCTGGATCCACCCATTTGCTCAACATTAGATTATTCCAAGCATATCCTTTATTGATTCTGTCCTCAAATGCTTCCAATAATCCCACCTTGCTTTTGGTACCTTTCTTGCGCACACCTGGGTATGCTGAAAATATGTTATCAGATGGATCACCTCTCATGGCTTTTTCAAATATGGTCCATTCTGCACCCTCTGTTTTTCTATGCTCTTTGGTTTTGTTATCTATTACAGGATTGCCTTTTTTATCAAAATAGCCATCCACTGTTATCGTCTCTTCTGTAACACCATTGTATTGTCTCACATTGGGTGCTATCAATTGATTAAGATCTTTATCTGTACTAATAATCACATGCTGTTGATCAGGATGTTTATCAATCCAACGAGCTATTAAATCATCTGCCTCACATCGGCTGTTCTGCAGCACTGTAACATTGGTTTTAGTTCGAATAAAATCCACAAAATCATCATAGCACTCCCAAAACAGCTTGTTCTCTTCCTGCTCTGCGGCTGTCATGGCATCTGCTAATTCTTTTCGATTTCTTTTATAAGGAGCATAATGATCTTTCCTCCAACTACGACCTTCCAAACAGAATACCACGTGAGAGCCGTCAAAATCATTCCAGGCTTTTTTGATAGAATTTAGAGTGATATGTATAGCCATACCGATTTTTTCTGAAGCATCACCACGTATCACGTGCCTTGCTCGGAAAAAAGTATTAGCAGTATCCACTAGTATGTGGGTCATACTCTATGATACCTCTGTCTTGCCGTCTTCTCGTCGATTGATTTGTACATAACCTGCACCGGTTATGTCTACACCCTGCTCATTGCCGATGGTCTTGCACAAGCTCTGAAACCAACGATCCACAATCTCTTCTTCTGATGCACCTTTGTAGCCATTCTGTTTCAACATATTAACAAATTCATCATTCCAATCCAATTCGAAGAATCCATTTCTTGGATTTTCTGGATTTACATTTACCTGTAAAACCTTAACCATTGGCTCTTCACTCTTCTGAACCTTTGTATTTTTAGTTTTTTTAACTTTCATATCTATATATTAATATACTTTTTGGAAAAAATCAATTGTTTTCCAATGATACTTTACCAAACTATGTGCCCCAAGCATTCTTAAACAATGGCACTTGTAATCTATCGCTGTATCTATATCCCATCTTCATTGCCAATTCTGCCACTGTTTTATTGTTCATATGATAGACACTTTCTACTCCACCCACAGGCATCAGATATACTGATCCTGAGAATCCTGCTGCTCTGTAGTCCTTCACAGCCTCTATAGCTTCATAGGCATCATTGATATCGGCAATCACAAATTTCAAATATACATGCCCCACTTCGCCATATTCTGCCACCACTTCAGGCAGTATGGCTTCTTCTCTTTTCTCTCCACTCACACTCAATTTTGCACTCACAGAGAATGTTATGGATTCTTTACTTCTACTGTTTTTCTGACTCCATTCAGTGAGATATTTTTTAAAATCTGCATGTAGTTTTTGTGTGCCATTGGTTTCAAAAGTGATCTCTTTTAAAGCCTGCATCTTGGCATGTTCCAACACATCTGGATAGGCACGTTGCCAACCCAGCAATGGTTCACCGCCTGTGAATATAAAATGTTCATCCACCCATTGTTTGTGTGGCAATATCTCCATGGTTCTTTCCACAATGGCATCTGATGTCAGCATGGGAGATAAATCTTTGAATCGTGGATCCCAAGATGCATATGAATCACAGCCTGTGTTCACCAAAGGCAATTCCTCATAACTCTTAAAAGGAAATTGTTTGTGCTGTTCAAACACTTTGTCATTCTCATCACTGCGCATGCCTTTGGGCAAACCAAAACCAGCACAAGTGAAGTTACAGCCGAATGTTCTCAAAAACACAGAAGGCACACCCATGTATCTGCCTTCTCCCTGTATGCTGTAGAATAGTTCTGCTATTTTAATTTTGCTCATGTAATGCCTTTACTGCTTCTAATATTTCTTCCGTAGAATATGTACCACGCTTTTTCTTTTCCATTTCTGGATCACTGTCTAAAGTATATACTGGATATTCCGTTTCGTCAATTACCGAATACATGTCGGTCCTACTATTTTTTATCTTTTTTATCTAATCGAACCACGTTACCGCTCTTGAAATGACCCACAGTTTCTCTCTGGATGTCATCGTGGTTGAATTCTGCCCAATAAAGTTCGAAAGCCACACCATCTTCTAAACCTTCAAACGAATGCATCAAACCTGGTTTAACTCGAGTAAAATCTCCTGGTCCTAATATGGTCTCATCAATAAGATCATAATCTTTTTGCCAAACTCGAATTTTCATTCGACCGCTTACTACGTAGAATCCATTCCATTTGAATTGATGTTTGTGTTTGGAACACACTCCACCTGCTTTGAAATCTATTCTATGGAACTCTAACACACCATTGGCATGTATTAGTTCTGTTTGTCCCCAAATTTTTCCTGCTTTGTTGCTCATATGTATATTATACGGATATTTAGATTAGAAGTCAAACTGGCCGTTATTTCTGCCATTCTTCCCATGGAAATACTACCCATTGCGGAGTTTCATTCTTGTCTATTTCATAACCATAATAATCTATTTTTACCGGAGATGGTCGATTATTGATCACCGCGGCATATCGTATTCTATCATGTCTACCAAAATTATCTATAATATATTGAAAAGTAGCACCGGTGTCATTGATATCATCGATGATCAATATTTTCTTTTGAAAAGCAAACTCTCGTTCCAACACTGATAGATTGGGTTTAGCAGCATGATCTCTCAATCTTACATCTATCACTGCATGTTCTTTCTTTAATCTGTGAGAAAGGTACACACCTGGAATACAACCACCTCTGTTAATGCCTAATATTATATCAGGCAACCACATGTCATGCACTAGTTTGTCTTCAATCTGTATCAGAGCATTACGCATCTGTATATTAGTAAAATATAATTTTTCTATTGTGGTATTATTTTCCATCGAATATCCTATTCTGTATATTATTAACTCTCACAAAGTGAGCACACTTGGGCATGTCTTTAATTCTTCTTGCGCCAACGTAAACACAAGAGCTTCGCACACCACCTAGAATCTGTTCCACAGTGTCTCGGACTGGGCCTCTATTGTCTAATAGCACTGTTTTGCCTTCGGTGCCTCTGTATCCATCTTTGCGAGCACCATGTTGCTCAAATGCTGATTCTGAACTCATGCCGTAGAATACTCGCTTGCCGTCTCGCAGTTCCAATTCTGATTCATCGTGGGCTGCCAGCATGCCACCCAACATCACAAAATGAGCACCTGCTCCCAATGCTTTGGCTATGTCGCCTGATTGAGTACAACCACCATCAGCAATGATGTGTCCACCCACTCCATTAGCAGCATCAGCACACTCTACTATGGCAGAAAATTGTGGTACTCCTACTCCAGTTTGTGTTCTTGTGGTACAAACAGAACCTGGACCAATGCCTATTTTCACAACATCTGCTCCGTTAATGATCAATTCTTCAGTCATCTCTGGTGACACCACATTGCCTGCTATGATGATTTTATCTGGAAATTCTGATCTTATTCTTTTTACAAAGTCTACAAACTGTTCGTGATAAGCATTGGCAACATCGATTGTGATAGCAGGTATATCTGGAAATGCTGACATCACTTGCTTCAATGTTTGATAATCTGTTGCTGCTTCATCCCATATAGCACCGGTGCCCACACAAGCTGAAACATATTTGAATTTTAATCCTGAACCTGCCGTGGTCTTCCAATCATTGAATGAGTAGTGTTTGCGAATCACAGTAAGCATCTTATAATCCTGCAATACTCGTGCCATGGAGAATGTACCCACACCATCCATATTGGATGCCATAATTGGAGTATAAGACAATTGTTTGCGGCTGTTTCTAAATGTAAAATCTCGAGTCATCTCAACATCTCTGCGAGAATTTAGAGTGGATCTTTTGGGTTTTAGAAGTACATCAGAATAATCAAGATGTAGATTATAATCTATTCTCACCTGTCTCCTCCTCTCTCGATTTGCACATTCTTAGAATATTTTGATAATGTTCCCATGCCTGTTGTAGAGCAGGATATTTTTCATGCAGTTCAAATTCGTAATTTCTAAGAGCTGTAGAATTCCAACCATCATAAGACACCGTGTATGATGTTGATGCAGTGCCACTTCCCACACCCTGTGGCAATATAGATCCAGAAGGCACAGAAAAAATACCAGGAATGTTTAATTGTCCTGTGACAGGATCCAAAGATCCATATGATTTTTCGTTTTCTAATTCAGGAAATAATGGACAGGTGCTGACTGTTGAGCTGTTAGCCATTGGTACCACACTGTGTTTCTTGTAATTGAATATTGTGCATGAACTCATTTTTTAATGCAGGATCTGTTTTCAATAAACCTTTCAACACTGTGGTCTGCGTGCTGGAGTTGGCACTCCTTATGCCTCGGTTCTCACAACAACCATGTCTTGCTCTGATGTACACTCCCACTGCTGGACTCTCGGTAAGTTTTAAAATTTTATATGCTATCTTCTCTGTTAATTCTTCTTGTAGATGGCCGCGAGCTGCTTGATGTTCTGCTATTCTTGTATATTTGCTCAATCCGATCAATCTCTTGCCTGGTAGACAACCGATATAACAAATTCCTGTCACTGGTTGATGATGATGCGAACACATGCTTTTGATATCACATCTAATCACAATCAACTGATCATAACGACCATCTTCATTGGGGAATGTTGTGACTTCTGGAGCAGGATTATATCTGCCGCCCATTATCTCAGTGATATACATCTTAGCTAATCTTCTACCTGTGCCTGAGCTGTTAGGGTCATTGGTTCTGTCTATTATTAGACTGTCTAACACTGCTTCAAACTTTGTGGTTAATTCATCGATAAGTTTTTCTTTTTCACCTTTTTCTATGTACTTGCTGATATTGTCTGCTGCAAAGAATCTATCGCCTGCTTTGACAATTCTTTCTCGTATCTGTTGACTCACGGGTTTATTTTTATCAGTCCATGTGTCTATTAAACCTTGTACTATGGGATCTTTGTTGATATCAGTCATTAATTTAAATCTTTTTTATTAATGTTATTATACCATTTTACAGCAGTACACACTATGTTGTCAATGGTACTGTGTTCTATTTTCCAACCCAATTCATTTTTTGCACGATCATTGTTTGCTACCAATACGGGTGGATCTCCGGCTCTCTTGGGCATTTTTACAATTTTAAATTCACCTATATATTTTTTAATAGTGTCTAACAACTGTTGATTGCTGGTTCCTGTGCCTGATCCTAAATTATATTGTTCACAGATCACATTGCCTGATACTTTTTGCAAAGCCAACACATGAGCCACTGCCAAATCAGTCACATGCACATAATCTCTAATGCAAGTACCATCCGGAGTATTAAAATCTGTACCAAATAATTGAAATTCTTTGCTTTGAAATGCTGCTTCTATAGCTAATGGTATAATATGCGACTCATCTTCTCTCAGTTCACCTATTTCACTGTCAGCATCGGCACCTGCTGCATTAAAATATCTTAAACTTGCACTGCTCAATCCATAGGCCACATAATAATCTTTTAGAATATTTTCTACCATTAATTTACTTCTACCATAGGGATTGATTGGTTGTAGATCAGTTTCATCGTCTTCTGCTACCCCACTGGCAGGAATGCCATAAACGGCTGCACTGGATGAGAACACAAACTTGTTTACACCTATTTCTCTTAATCGGTCTAATAATTGCACAGTCATTATCAGATTGTTTTTATAATATTTAGATGGATCCTTTACAGACTCTCCCACTTGTGTGTGTGCGGCAAAATGTATACAAGAATCTATGTTGTATCTGTGAACAATTTCTTTTAAGAAATCTATATCTCGAGGTAGATGGCATTCAAACGCTGGACCATATTGTGTAGCCCATGGTTTAGTTTTAATATCCCTATCTAAAACAACAGGAGTAAAACCATTTTTTGTTAATTGTTTTGCAGTGTGTGATCCAACATATCCGGCTCCTCCCACTACCAGTACGGATTTTTTCATGTTGTGCTTATAACTACTTCTTTTTGATTATTTTTATTCACTAACACATGGGTGTGATAACCATGCATGGGATTAGTTTGTACATATCTTAATAGATCTGTTAAAGTATTTTCATTGCCTTCATGTATTAAAAATTGATATAAGGGTTCTTTTCGTTGATATAACGTTTCATAACAATCTAAAACTATAAATCCACCCCATTCTACAGGAAAATCACTAAGATAATTTTCTCCATAATGACGGAATGTTTGATTATTATTAATGTTTACTCCAGAATGTGGTTCGAATACTAATCTTATTTTCATTTTGCAACCTTTGTTAATTTAACACCACCATCATGAGTGTGTTTGATATCATAATCACATTTCGCTCGGAGATGTAACCAAGTTCTAACTTTCTCATCTCGAACATATAGAGTCACTGTGTCTTCCATATCATCGTCATGACCGTGATATGCCCATATAAAATCCTTGCCATAGGTATAACCAGCATTGCCCATCATGGTGCATACATTGGCCACAGCATCCACGAAGGTATAATCAGCATTGAGAGCTCCACCACCTATGGGAAGATAACCTTTCCTTTTGGTCAGTGTCTTAACTGGTACGTTAACTTCTATGTTAACCTCTTGGGTATTCTGCTTGCGAGCCATTTTCTCCATCCTCTGATACTTCTATTGTTACTTTTCTGCCTGGGTAACGTTCAATAATTGCAAGATATAAATCATCTGATATCATTTCACAACTTTTATAATCTAATTCTAGTATGCCTTTGCCATATAAATTTTCTAACCATCTTTTAAACTGTATAAACTCAATGTCTCGATCATCGTGAAATACTTCTATTGCTACTCGAAAATGAAATATATGTCTGTGAGGATGACCTAAGAAACTTACATCATATTCATCACCTGTGGCTAAATTAGGATCTGTTAGTGCTGTAGGATATTTGTGGATACCTTCTTTGCGGAAAGTCACCCAAATCATTTTTGTGCTTTGACCTAATTTTTCTTTTAATGCTTGTTCTCTCTGTGCTTCTATCATTTTACGATCTCATCCTTGCCATATTGATCCCAATCTGTAAATCCTGCCTTGTCTTTAAAATCTTTCATGCTCATAGTCCACACACCCGGATTGCTGTGTCGGAAAGTAACGTCATCTATTTTAAAATGCAGTTGTTGGTCATCATCGCTGTCTTTGAATATAATTGAACAGAATGGTATAAACTTAGGTTCATTCCATATCAACGCAAATCTTTTCTTAACTTCCTCATGATCTGCATAAGGATAATCAATCGTAACATAATAACCATTGTCTAATAATTTTTTCATTTGAAAAACATGTGTGCCTATGTTGTACTGAAATGTTCTGTTAGCACCATAATACACTGCTTCACAACCATGCATGGTTGCAAGTTCTAATACTTCATCAGTGTTCAATTCATTGGTTGCCAAGAACAAAGTTCTTTTACCATAAGCTATAGTGTGTTCAATTTCTATACCTGTGAATACTTTTACTTCTGTGTTGTCAAAATGACCTGTGTTATAATCTCTATGCATATTGTGTAATTGTAACATGATTAAGCTATCAGTCAAGATTAATTTGTTTTAACCAATTCTTTTTCCAATTGAGTAATCTCATCTTTTATTGCTAATTTTTCTTTCTTTAATCTCATTAATATAGTTTTGCTTTCTATGCTCCTATCATGCAGTCTTAATTCTGTAACTTCTGCTACCTTTCTATTTAGGTAATCATGATGTAACTTTAATTTTTTTAATTGTTTGTTTTTGTTAGACATATTATGCTCCTTCGAATAATGAACTAAAATTGTTTTGTCCTTTTCCGCCTCCAGTAGAAGTTTGCCAACGAGTTCCTCTATTGTCTGCTAGGAAAGATGCAGCAGAATCTAATAATTCCATAGGTTTTTCAGACTCGAACAACTCTTCAACGAATGTGTTAAAATAAAGAATGTTTCTTGGAACGAAATCACTCATTTGATCTGTGTTATCTGAATCTTTAGTTTTTCTCCAATGTTTAACCTGTGGTCGATGTTTAACCATTTCTATGTCATTGATATCATTGGCAATCTGTACTGCCCTGATATGATTATAAACATTGTGTGCCATCATTAAACAATAACTGAATGAATCCCAAGCAGTTTTGCCTTCTTTGTTGTTTTTATTTAGGTCGCCTTCTCCATACCAACAAACATCTCCCATGTTTAATCGATTACCGATAGCACTCTTAAATGGAAATGGTATAGTGCTGCCTTTTAATCTCTTATCATCTGGTGCTTTCTCCATAATGTAACTCCATCTCTTAGGAGTGAATAGATTATGTGTATAAACCAATCCATTGGCTGTGCTTAAGAAAGCAGATGCAGAATCAAAACTGATCGTAACATCTGGATTCACATGTTTTCTCAATTGTCTCTGTATCTGTGTCAAGAAACAAGCCCAATCCAATTGTGATGTACCCAGCACGTGTATCCAGTTTTTCTTGTCCAGTTTCTTTTCATCTCTCATTATGATTAATCTTCTTAACAACACTTCCATGTCGCACATGTTAAGTCCACCCATTGCCCAACCTTCGAATTCAAAATTTTTCACAGCATCATACCAAATACAAGCAGTGTTCCAATCGTCACCTTGTAGTACGTTTAAAAACTTAGTTTGTCCTAATCTATTCTTTTGGAAATAGTTGTTATTGTATAGTGTACCTTTCAAACAGTCTTCAAATGATTTTAAACCAGTTCTAGCAGAATTTAAAGGTCCAGATGCCCAAGTAGGAATATCCAGAGTCATTGACCAGTCAGCTGTTAATTCAAGCCAATTTAAAATGTCTGATCTTACTTTGTTGGCTTTGTTGCCTTCGAAATCTTGCCAATCAAATTGTATTACACCTTTACCTATTTGGTATCCACCCGAGTCTCCCACTATAGTGGAGAATTTTCTATCTCTATTAACGCACATGGAATCTCTATCAGGTGCTTTCTCCACATCCAGGCAAGCATGTCCTGCTGAATATAAACCCACATCATAGGTGAAATATCCTTTTTCTGGATTGAGAAAGTTCAGACCTTCCACGTCATTCTCAAAACCTTTGGGTACCCTATCTTTGGGTATGTGGGCACCTTCTGTTACTCTCTGTTTGCTGATGAAAGTGTTATAGAAATTAGATATCGCTGGCAAGAACCGAGCAAAGTCCCTGTTCAAAGGTCCTAGATGTTCTTGCCTATGATCTGACATTATTGTGCCTGTGCCGGTATGATGTAACGATATACACCCACTCCCGAATCCACTGTGACTTGCATTGCACCTTCATTGGAGAAATGCAGAGTAACTTTGGCAGAATCACTCAGTTTTAATATTTGTAGGACCTGTGCCACTGGCCAACTCCATCCTTTGTTGAGAGTGCCCTTGACTCCTGTGGCAAAAGTAAACTCTCCACCGTGTGATGCAGCATCACCAAATGTGAATACCAAATTGCCGTTATCTGTTCTCACAACAAATGTATTGTGTTCTGTGTTCGCCACTGATTGGAAGTTGAATCTCTGCACACCTGCCACTGAGGGCTCAATTTCCACGTCCCATTTAACACCTTTAAATTTAATTGTTTTTAATTTTTCATTAATGATTTCGGCATTCATGAAACGATAATCATTTTTAAAATCACCTTTTTCATTCTCAAAGTGTATGCTTACAGGAACCTCAGCACCATTTCTTACGCCTTTGATAACTGAAATATTCGCTTTGTCTTTGTATTCAGGACATTTCAAATGAATATCTAATTTGTTCAATTGTGGCATTCCAAATGTGCCTGCCAACCCTGCTTGTGGTTGTTTGAATGTGCCTTGCAGGATCACTGAACGATCCTCTGCCATAGAATCAATAGCAGTTTCATCTGCTGTGCCTGTGATTTTAACTAGATCTAGGAAACCTAAACCATATGTGTGTTTAACTATGTCTCTTAATATGTCTATCATGTTTTGCCTGTTCTTAAAAGTTTAAAATTAAATTGTATAAGATATTTAGAAAAAAATCAAGCCTTAAATTATTTTTCTGCAGGTATTTCTACCATTTTATATAAAACAGGATTATCTTTACCAGGTTTCTGAAATATGGCATAATTGGCTCCGGGAGAAAATTGATCCATTTCTATCACATCGTAGCCAGTTTCTTGGATGATTTTTATCATGGCAGATCGAGTGTTGTAATTCCAATAACCTCTTTTTGCTTCATGTAGATCACGATCATACTCGCAGTTAGCATAATGTAAGAATACATAACCACCTGGTAATACAACTCTGAATATGTCTAGTAGATATTCTTTGATGTGTTCTTGTGTGAAGAAAGGAAAAGTGTCCCAACTGAAAACAAAATTTACAGCATTATCTGGTATTTCAGGACATGCAGTTCTATCTGTAGTATAAAATTTGATATATTTGTGCTGTTGAGGATTAAACAATTTTTTAATTTTGCTGTGACATTGAGGTAATATATCCACATAAAAATTTAATCTCCATGCCAAAAATAATCTACTAAATTTTCCGTATCCTGGTCCTATTTCTAAACTGTTATATAGAGCAGAACTAGCACCCATTTTAGAAAATTGTCCAATTTTACTTTCAATTTTATCAAACAATAATTTGTCATGTAAACCTTCTCGTTTTTCGTGTCTCCACTCTATATCTTTATTGTACCAATCTTTGGTTTTATCCAATCTATCTATTTGATCTTGGTTGTTAATATCTACTGTAGTGGCTAATTCTTTGAGTATTTTAAGATTATCATCGATTAATTTTTGAAAATCGTATCCTTTCATCTTTTCTAATTTCTCAATTAGTAATTTAATTTCTTCTATGCTCAACATATTACGCTAATTCAAATAGTTTATTGAATGTGTTGCTGCTTTCTGTGGATCTCACGTCCCACTCTAGCACACCGATCAAGTTTTCAATCTTGCCATCAAGCACGCTCTCTTCCATGCCATCTGAATCAAACGGTAACTCTTTGAACCATTCTGGCAATCTCTGCTCATCCACAGGATATGCTATAGAAGTATAACCTAAAGGATTATTTTTCAATTTGCACACAATCACTTTGGCTCCATCTGTGATAGACATGCTGTATCGATCTCCATACATCTCTCTGCAAGTGTTCCAATTGATGCTGGCTCGCACATGTCCTGGCATATTGGCTTTGCCTTTTTTCTTTTCTTCTTCGTGATATTCTGTAACGTTATTGGCACGTTTGGGAGAACCTTTTTCCCAACCTGGTCTAGATTTAAACTCTGCTCGGAACTGTTTAATCTTATCCAGCACTTCTGTTTCTGTTTTACCTACCAGCACTAGATACAATACTTCACTTAAAAAATCTTGCACAAATACCGGAGTGTCAGAACGTTTGAGATCCAATCCCATGGCTTTTACTTTGCCTTCTTTGCCTGCTGTGTCCACACGCTCATTCTCTTTGTCAAAATACAGCAGTGCATATCTTTTTTTAGTTATAAACAATCCTTTGGATGCTACCAATTCTCGACCTGCTCGTATCACATCACCTCGTGTTTTTGGACAATGAAATGCTCGAGTCATGAAAGCAGTGAATGTACCATTGACTTCTTCGGCTATCTTGTCATAGAGAGCGATAATGTTTTCTTTGGCCCATGGTATCTGTCCACTGTCTATTTCTTTTTTCAATGTGGCATAAGCAGAAAAATACACAGAGTCTGTGTCACCGTATATCACACTCTCACCTAAGTGATCATATTTGCCTGCAATAATTTCATTGGTCTTGGCAGCCATGTGTTGTGTGATACATCTACCGGTCAGTGTCACTGATTGTCCAATACGCATGTCAAAGAAACGACAGCCTGGATTCAGGATCGCGCCATACAGAGAGTTTAGATTAATCTTTTTAACCAATTGTCTCTTGTCCCAAAATTCTCGTTCAATGGCATTGTCTCCACACTCGCTCATTCTTTTTTGCATGTCTTTTCTTTCAGCATACCATCTTTTTAACAGTCCTGGTATCACACCCTCGAATTCATATGTGAAGATGGTACCATTGGCACTGATCATCCATTGTCTGTTGCCATCGAACACAAGATCATACAGTTGTGCTGCACTCATTCTCACACTGGTACCATCTTCCCAATCAATGATCAACTCTGTGCCTTTGTCTCGGTTCATCACTGCTTGATATTCCCAACAACCAAACTGTCCTTCCCATGCTGTGGCGAATGATTTGCCCTGATGTTTTGCTCTGTTTATTTCTGCTGATGTGATCACCGGACGTATCTGTCCCACAATAGTTTCTGGACCCATGTTTAGAGCTCGAATCACAGATGGATACAGTGAATTTATGTCCACAGATCCTATCCAGTCATGTATGCCCTTCTTGGGATAGGCCACATAGGCCCCTGCTGCTGATTCCACAGGTGCCGATTCATCCCTCTTCACTCGACCCGGCACTATCATGCCTCGACGATGTGCTTCATTGATGATGGCCTGTTCTGTCACTGCCACTGCTCCCATGGTAGTATCTAACAACACAGTATTCTGATGTGCTATCTCATTGGCCAATTCAATAAATTTTAATTTCTTCTCTAATTTTGCTAAAAGATTGCAGTCTTGTCTGTTGTATTCTATGAACATGCCAAAGTCATTGTTGTACAATTGATCCAGTGATCCCTCATACACAGTTTTCTTCTCATCCAATTCCCATTCACCTATGGCATCTAAACGATAACTGTGACGTTCTTCATAGGTATATTTTCTATATAATTCTAATAGATCCAGATGCACTCTACCAGTTAAATCATAACTGATCTGTTCTCTGCCATATTTTTCAAATGTTCTTTTCTTGGGTTTTTCTCCCCAAAAACACAATCTTCTTGTGTCATCGGAACTCAATACTTTCTGTATCCTACCCACAACATAGGGCATATCATATCCTTCAGAGTTCCAACCACTGATAACATCTCCTTCATCTACCAGTGTCAAGAAAGCATCCAGCATGTCTTTTTCTTTTTCAAACAGCATCACGTTGCTGAATCTTTCCACTTGCAGTCGAGCATCTGCCATGCTCAATCCTTTGGGAGGTACTGCAAAAGTTACAAGTTGATCAGTCCAGTTGAGATAACAAGTGATTGCTGTTATGGGCATGAAAGGATCATCTGTGGTAGAATATCCACGCTGTGGATCGAAGTCCACTTCAATGTCAAAGAACACCACATTGAGTTTGGGAGCATCTTTGCCCAAATAGTTCTCTTCGAGACAACGAAACACAGGATTGATGTCCTGCTCGTATAATTTTTTATTGCTCCTAATCTTTTGTTCTTTTATAAACTCTTTGAATGTGCTGCAAGTGACTTTCTGTAGAGTTTCTCCATGTATGCTTCTGTGTTTGCCTCTAGCATCTGGATAATAGAACACATATCGAGCATCATAATCCACAAAACGTCTTTGTCCATTGGGATCACGCTCTACGACAAATACTTTGTCTTCATCTCTCTTATAATATGCGTCTATGTAACTCATTTAAAAAATACTAGATAATTGCCTATGCAATTCATCAGTGTGAACCAACTGGCCAATATAGTTATCCATAGGTTTCTTCTACGATAAGCAGAATAGGCCATTGTGATGGATCCTATCAGATAGAAAGGAAACACCAAATTCATTTGTGGATGTGGACTGGTGAATGTTAGTACCAAAGAACCAAATATAGTGAATATCAAAGAAATCAGTTCATAGTAAAATGCCACATGATCTGTTCGATAACTATTAACCCAAAATTGTCTTATGATACCATACACTAGATTTTGCCTGCTGCTGCCAATATTGAATCCAACAAGTCCATATCATCTGCTACAGATTTATAGTTGTCTTTATGGGCTATCGCAATGGCTTTGTTTAACATGGCGGGTTTAAGTTCTAATTCTTCTGCTAGTGCTTTCACAGTATCTCTCAATCCTGCTTTGAGATCATCAACTTCTCCCAATACCTGTGATCCTTCTTTGATCAGTTGTATCAGTTTGGTTTTTTCTGCTTCGTTAAAATTTCTTCCTGACATATTATCTCCTTTTCTATGTATTATATTATTCTTTCTGTTTTAAAGCAACGAGTTTATATTTTACCATGATCTAGAATAAAATTATCAATTTCATCAATAACCTTATGTTCAATACCTCTGAACCCATGATATCCCATGGAAAAATGTGGGCATCCTTGATCTATACCACCGTTAAGTTCTGAATATCTTGTTAATGGGCCGTTTATATCACTGATAATTTTTTTAGCTATTTTAGGATGAGTGCCCACGCAAGGATCCTCTGCATGCTGAATTATCAATATTGGTTTAGTTACTTTGGTAAGAAAATATTTCATTTCATCTAGACCCGTCTCTCTCCACATTTTTTTCCACCACGGACTTAAAAATATTATCCCTTTGTAAAGATGATTGTACTGATTGGTATCATATATAAATGATATCATAACCGCACTAGAACAATGTCCCATTAACCATATATTTGTATTGGTTGTATTTTTTATATACTCTAATATTTTTTCTAAATCTTTTATAAAAATATGTACGTCATGTAAAATTTTATTTTGTGAAAAAAAATCTTCTGATAAATTTTTATGATTTTTAATGTAAAATTCTCTAGCTAGTTTCAACCATTTCTTAAACCTAGATCGTGTAACTGAATATTTAGCCCATATTTTTTTATCTTCAATTTTTAAAGGACTTATTCTAACCTGCCAAGCATACTCTAATGGATGATCTGGATCAACGATAACTAGATTTAATTTTTTAATTTTACAATATTCAGCAAAAGGCATAATTAAACCGTTTGGAATGTCATTTGAATCTATGATATAGTATTTGCCGTCACCGCCAAGTATTGATATCACAGTATCCGTAGCATCTTTTTGCAACAATGAAATAAGTTTATATTTGTTACCATTAATATTGTGATATGATATTTCTAATCCGCAATGTTTTTTTAAATTTTCAATATCAGTTTCTGTAAGTTGATGTCCATGCTCACAAGCATCGCCTGTTTGACCTAGTTCTCCCCAACCTCGAGGATTCATTATGTCTAAATCAAGTATTCTAGAAGTCATACAAATAGTATATATTTTGTCTAGATAATACGCAATTATTTCTTATTTTTTATTTTGTTCCAGCTGGATTCGAACCATGTTCTCAAATTACCCTGTATCGCTTCTGGCAAGATCAACTCGCTCGATGTCTTGGAATAGCTGATGCCTTCTAACACAGCCTTTATTGCTTCATTTTTGGTAATTTTTTTCTTCTCTGCTGATTTTAGCACTTCGTAGTAGTCTGGTCTCTCGTTTAGGTGGTCTAATGCAATCTCCATAGCCACTTCAAACTGATCAGTGTGTTCTCGTTCTATTTGTATACCCACTCGCAATTGATCCAATATGTATTTCGTTGATTTGCTAAATTTTTTTGCAATGTCTTGTATAGTAGGTGTAGGCTTGTCTAATAGTTCTGATTCTATTTTAGGATTGGGATTTGAGGGAGATGGTCTGGGTCCTTCTATTTCTTCACCCATTAAATGCACGGGATCTTGCACAAAACTTTTTAACTTTCTTAATCCTCTTGAACCTGCACTGACAGGTTTGCTCACTTGAATATCAACATCCACATGACCATGATCTTTGAGACGTAACATGTCATCTAGATATTGCTTGTACGAAAAAACTGGCATCTGGCTCATATACTTTTATTTATTGCCACAACACCATCTTGAAACGTTCCTTCTCTATGCCAAAGAACTTGGTCTTCCATGTGCTCTGCTCAAAGAAACCCAGATGATGCCATTCCGATTTCCTTTGTATCATTTCTGCAGCAGCACTGTCCCAATCCACTGACAATAAAAATTTTTCAATATAAGTTTTCTTATCAGCAATTTCTTGGTAATCAAATCCATCATATTCCCAATGCAGCAGCTCAAACACATTGCCCTCTGTGTCCACATAGTCCACGCTGATGT